ACTGTCTTTCAGATGAATGCAGACGACACTTTGTACGCAATCGGTGACGGTGCAACCGCCGCCGTAAGGGTGACCACAGTAGCGTAAAATAGTCGTAAACCTAGTCATTTTTCTGCAACTTTGAAAGGTGCCTAGTGAACGAAGAAATACCCGCGTGGGCTATTGAGCTAATCAAACAAGTTGAAAGACTTAACGAAAAAATCCCTACTCACATTGACTGGGTAGAGCGCAACATCAAAGACCACGAAATGCGCCTGCGTATGCTTGAACGGCGGATGTGGATTGTCGCAGGAGCATCAGCCGTCATTGGGGCAATTGCAGCGAGCGCATGGCAAATCTTCGCCTAGGCCTTGTAGCCACACTTGCACTTTTACTAATCCCAATTCCTGCTAATGCGGTGCAGGTGACAGACATAGACATTACCTGCAAGAAAGACGGCGTAGAAGAAACTTTTACAACGGGCTGGGATAGCGACAATTCTGGCTTTGAGGGTGTAGGCGACATTGCTGTTTGGTATTGCACGGGCGGTCACTCTCCGTTAGGCGAGAACGCAGAGTATGTCTCAGACACATTAGCCAACGAGGAAGCAAGGTATTACACGGGTGAACCAACTATTGAACCTGTTGCCTCAGAGACACCTGAGCCTGAGCCTACTGCTACTGAATCAGATTCGGTCACGCAGTCAGAGCCAGTCAAGCAAGAACCTACAACCAGCCCAGAACCCACAGTTAGCCCAGAACCCACAGTCAGCCCAGAGCCAGTCAAGCAAGAGCCAACAGTTAGTCAAGCGGCATACGACTCCTTAGTGGCTGACTACAACGCATACAAAGCTTGGGCTGAGAGTGCGATTAGCGATTACAAAGGGACGATCTCTGGCTACATAAAAAGAATTGACGGTCTCAATGCTGCATTGGCTGATAAAGATGCAGCGATAAAAGAACTTCAGGAACAGCTAAGTGCTAAAGACAATGCTCTTAAAGAGCAAGAAGTATTGCTGACTAAAAAAAATGAAGAAATTGCAGCGTTCGAGTCTAAATTGGACGACACAAGCAAGTCCTTGACTGAAGCACTTGCAGACCTTGCCAAATCGAAATCTGACTTTGAAATACAGGCAGCTAAAAGCGTAGACCTAGAGAAACAATTGAAGGCTTCGCAAGCGCGTGTAGCAGAACTGGAAAGCAAGCTGTTTGACTTGGAAAAGAGAGTAGCGGAATTAGAGTCACGTCTGTCTGACAAAGACAAGGCGTTACAAAGTGCATTAGCTGAGATTGAGACCCTAATGCAGCAACTCAAAGATGCCAACTCGACTATCAGCGAACAGCAGAACAAGATAGAACAGCTAAAGGCTATCACCAGCAATGAAGGCGCACCGCAAAATCTAGCCTTAGCCGAAGAAGTCAAGGACATCGGTATTGCGAAGTTGGCTACTGCTGAAAAAGGTAGCGAGGAATACGAAGCTGGCTTAGCCTTACTAGCAGTCGCAGCTGAGGCTGACGACCCTGACTTGCCAGAAGCGGTAGCAGTTATCCCAGTCGTAGGAGCTGTCGCAGGTCAGGTCTTAGAGGCAATGAACGACTTAGGCAACATCGGGGCAGACATCGCACCAGAGGTGCGTGAGCGTTCAGAGGAAGTCGTGATAGCGGGTGTAATCGTCGGTGGTCAGATTGCCTCGGCTTCGGCAGTTCAAGCAGTTAGGAGGAAGATGTGAAAGATTTTCTAAAGGACATTATTGACCAAGCGTGGACTTTGCTTGGAATGTTTGTCGCCTGGATAGTTTTAGAAGGCACGGCAAAGACCATAACTGGCTATCTAATTATCGCTACAACAGCGTTCTGGGCAATCACTTATCCGCTGCGTCGAGAGAAGTAAAATAGAAGCATGGCTAAAAGAATTGCTGACTGGCGGTTGCCCTACCCTGACAAATACATCACAGGCCACTACGGCACAATGAGTGACTTTCGCCGTAAGAATGGTATGCAAGCTCACAGCGGCACTGACTGGGCGAGGCCTCGTGGCACACGCATCCCCGCAATTGCTAAAGGCACTATTCGCCTAATTCAATACAGCAAGGTTCTCGGCTGGGTCGTTGTGCAAACAGCAATGGACAAAGATGGCAAAGTCTGGTACATCGGCTACTGCCACATGGACGAAAAGCCAGGGTATTCAGTCGGAGACAAACTCACAAAGTCACAAACTGTTGGAATGGTGGGGAACAGCGGCATGAGCTCTGGGCCTCATCTCCACGCCACAGCCTCAAGAACCCTGAAGGGAGTGTTCGGTGTCACAGCCGCAAAAGTTGACCTCTACAAACTCATTCTCAAAAACATCAAAGGGACAGAGGCGAAACAAGCGGACAAGGAAGTCGAAGCGGTGGTGGAGCAGAGCGAGAGTAAAATAGTGTACGCCTGCCCGCACTGCAAGAAGGAGCTATGTTGAACATCAAGTCAATCACTAAAAGAACACTCGCCTACATGATTCTCAAGGTTTCAGGCACGCTAGGTGGTGGCTTCATTATGGGCGTAGAAATCTGGCAGGCAGCAGCTATGGCAGCTTTCATAGGATTTATGGAAGTCACCGAGGAAGTGAGTCGTGCCTATGTTCAGGACGGCGAAGTTTCAGAGGCTGACATCAACCAGATTTTCAACCAGCTTGACGAGGACGATTATGACCCAGACCTCGCAGACGACTCTAAATCTTAGGCGGCCTGCCACGTTTGTTGGCTAGCCTTTTATGTGCGTTACGCATCGCCTGTCGCTCTTTCGGCGCTAGCCCACCCCAAACCCCGTGAAGCTCTGGAGCTTTCAGGGCATACGCAAGACAAGCTTCTCTGACTGGGCATTTATGGCACAGCTCTTTTGCAACTGTGTATTTGATTTGGTCAAACTTATCCCCATACTCATACACTCCAAACCAGAGCTCTGGGTCAGTTGTTTGACAAGGGGGGATTGACTTACTTTTAGCAATCTTGTTGCGTAGGTCTTCGTATAGCTGGTCAGCATTCATGCCGTAATTATGTAGAGATTATTCTTCGCTGTCAAATTAGCGTTCGTCTGGCGTAGTCCCGCCCCAAATTCCATACTCTTGATGCGTCTCTAGCGCATACTCAAAGCACCTTTGTTTTATCGGGCATTCCTTGCACAAATCTTTAGCAATTATTACCGCCTGCCTTCTGGTGCTGGGGTCAGGTATGTCTTCAGGAAACCAGAACTGCGGATACTGCTCGCACGGAACTCCCCCTGCGGTATGAATTGCAGATAACAATTTGACATACTCACTGGATAAATGTCCGTGGGCGTGCATACACTAAGGGTATCTAATAAAGGAGTTGATTTGGAGACTTACGCACCAGAAACACTAAACGGAGCGAAACTACTCGGTATCTATGCCCCAGGAAGCCCTGAGTGGCATTCTGAGCGGTCTAATGGTGTCGGCGGTAGTGAAGTGGGCACCATACTCGGTCTAAACCCTTACGAGAGCGCCTATGCTCTCTGGGCAAAAAAGACTGGCAAGATTGAAAGTCAGATAAAAGAGACTTGGGCTATTCGGTTCGGTAAAGCTTTTGAGAGTCCCATTTTGGGACTATGGGCTGAGGAGCACCCTGAGTACGAAGTGTTTGAGACTGGGACGTATCAGGACGAGGAAGTCGAGTACCTGCACGCAAACCCAGATGCTATCGCCCGCCATAGAGAAACAGGCGAGCTAAAGATTGTCGAAGTAAAAACAGGACGCAACACATGGCCTGAAGTGCCTGCTGCTTACACAGCGCAGGTCTTGCACTACATGGGCGTTATGAAAATAAAGTCAGGCGTTATTGTCGCTGTTGCTGGCATGACTTGGAATGAATACGAGGTGCCATTCAGTCAGGGAATGATAAACGTCCAGCGTGAGGCTATCCGTCAGTTCTGGTCTTGTGTCGTAAACGACAGGCGACCTGAGTGGGACGGCTCGGATTCTACTTATCAGGTAGTCCGACAGGAGAACCCAGAAATTGAGCTCAGAGAGGTTGAGCTTGGCGACCTGGGTAAAGAGCTAATCAAAGCTCAGTTACACGCTGAGAACGCCACACAGGGCCTTACACAGCTAAAGTCGCAGGTCTTGCACCAGATGGGTAAAGCAAAATGGGGCACTGTCAAGATTGACAACGGTGAAAGTTTGAGGGTAACCTCTAGACAACTTAGGGCTGGAACACCAGTCCTAGTAATCAACAAGGAAGGAAAGATATGGATATAGGAATCGGTAGCTATGTAACGCTACAAAAAGACCTGACCGAAATCACGGGCATGGTTGACGGCATCAAAGTAAATGAGCACGGTTTAGAGCGTGTCTCCATCGCAAACATAGACATTTGGTTTTGGATGAATAGTGGGTGGAAGTTCGCCGAACTCGTAGAAGAGGTAGAAGATGGCGAGATTTAACCTAGAAGACTACGAAACAGTTGAAGAAAGAATAAGGAAGTTCTATGAAGCACACCCTGACGGACGCATTATCACTGAGAATCTTACGACAACGGCAGACCGCTCGGTATCTACTTGGGTTGTTAAGGCCAGCATTTTTCTCACGGCAGGCGAGCAAGCGAACAATTTGCCGAAAGCAACTGGTTTGGCATTTGAGGTGGACGGCGAAGGGATGGCGCAGAAAACTGCGGCCCTCGAAACAGCAGAAACTTCAGCCATTGGTAGGTGCCTCGCAAACGCAGGGTGGAGCGGCTCACGCAGAGCATCTCGCACCGAAATGGAAAAAGCAGAGCGGGGAGTAACACCAAAACCGCCCAAGAAAAACTGGGAGGCGGAAGCGGATAAACTTACGAGCGTAGATGGTCTCCGCTGGCTTTACGCACAAGCTAAAGCTGAAGGCGCAACAAGCGACCAGCTAGAGAGGATACAAGCTCGTGCAGAACTCCTCGGTGCTGGTGGCGAAGGTCAAGGAACTGACTGAAGCCTATGTTGCAGCTAGACAGTTACACAAAGAAGATGAAATGGAGTTCTGGAACAAAGAGCTCGTCTATCACCTTTGGAGGCTAAGTGTTACCATCACAGATAGTCGAAGAGATAGCTCGACTGACTCAGGAGAACAGTAAGGGCGCAGAAGCCCTCTTCCAAGCCGAGTCAGACCTAGCACACGCCGAGCACAACCTAGATTCCGTAGAGCAAACAGCTTTTATCAAGGCTGAGGGGACTGTCGCAGACCGCACAGCCCTAGCTCGACTAGAATCTGCTGATGCCCGATTAGAGCGAGACCTGAAAAAGGCTCAGCTAAATCGCATAAAGACCAAGATAAAGACAATTGAAACTTCACTTATGGCACTGGGGACGCAGGTGAAGCTCATACAAGCGGAGATGAAATGACAATAACAGCACACGTTAGGAAAAAACTAAAAACCAGAGACCCCTATTGTTTACATTGCGGGGATGATGCAAACCTTGTAGTGCACCATCGCAAGAACCGTCAGATGGGTGGCTCAAAGCTTCTAGACCACTACTCAAATCTTTTGATGGTCTGTGAGTCTTACAACTTCCG